CACTATTATTTACGGTATCATTTACCTGATAATTGACAAGGCCGATTCCTCGGCGTTCGGGTTCGAATCGTGGATCGATCCTTTCTATTTTTCATTTACCACCATGTCAACAGTAGGGTACGGTGATTACGGACCGAAAAGTGACATGGCGAAGATGGTTGTCATGTCGCACCAGGCCATTTTGATCCTCGAAATCATGTCCCTGCTCTTCGACAAGGATGACTTGCCGAAGATGCCCGCGGTGCCTAAGATGGGCATGCCCCCGATGATGGGTCGCTAAACAAGTTAAAGGTTCGAATCCCGCGTCTAATAAGTCGGCATACTTTTAAGATTCCCTCTCTTAAAAGTATGGCGATCACGTACAAACTAAACATCACCGATCGTACGACGCCGGCGGATATGGACCATTTCTTCAACTGGGTTTTCATGCACAGGCAGCGCGTACACATGGTGCTGGACACGACGAAGTGTTCAAAAGTATCGCTCGGGCGTATCTTGTCCATGAAAGGTGTTTTGGACCGACACCGCCCGAGCTCGAAGGAGTTTATTGACTATACTACAGTCTACGTGAAATCGCGATGGGTGAAACGGCTTCTTAATTTCGGGATTAAATTAATCAGGACGGAGCGACCGGTTAAGATTGAGATACTCTAACTAGGTCATCAAATAGAACGCAAGCCTTGTGTCTCCACCGCATAACCAGAGAAGTCGTTCATAATTCTCGGCTGCCTGTTCATCGGTCAACTTTTCAGAATCGCTCCAATGGGGGGCTAAACTCCAATGGAGGAGTTCGAAGTCGTCGAAGTCATATTTATCGAGTTCGCGCCGGAATATCACCGGCACTTCTTCATCTGTATAATCAATGTCTCGCTGATAGGTCGCGATCGGGTTTCGTCCCTCATATGCTAAACAATAGAAATCGACTTCACTTAATACAGCTTCTTGCTTGCGTGCCATGGCATGCATGATACGGTAACATGTGTACTCGTCAATTGCGTTGCTGGACTCGGAGTCGCTCATGATAGGGTGTGAACTGTTCGCATCAGGGCCTTGCTTAGGTTTCCGCTTGCCTCAAATCGGTCAAGATCACCATCCCCGAATGACATCGGCTGACGCTGTGAGTTTTGGATACTGCCGGGAAAAGAATTCGGGGTTGCCGTGTTGCGTATGCCCGATCGTACTCGGAGCGCTCGTGTCGATGTGTAAATAATCCTGTAGACTCCTGTAGAAAACGCGTGCGCCCTTTGCAATAAGATCCTCCATTTTCATGTCAATATGGTTATCCATCGGCAGTAAATGCTTGACGTATCTCAGCATATTGGGGACGTTTATGAGGTAACACTTGGTGGAGCTAATCCATTTCAAGCGTTCCAGTCCCCCCTCGGCGAAGTTTCGCTCATAATATGGAACGCGCGCCCAGCAATGAAAAAAACACATCTCCAGGGCATCCCCTTTCTTATCAATCACATCTTGGATCTGACGGTACAACTCACTGGATTTTATGATACAATTATCCTCGAATATGACCGCGTATTTCAGGCCCTGCTCTTTACATCGCTGGAAAAATTCCATGTGACCGAAATAGCACCCGATCGCGCCCATGTTAAAAAATGTGATGTCGGGCCTCTGCATGGTCGGGTCGTAGTGCATTTCCAAAGCTTTTTTAAAATATTTAGGATCGATCTTGTCTTCGAACTCGCGTGCGGTCTCTATATCTTTCGTGTTTTTCCCGTATATAACTTCGATCGGCACGGTCGAATCGTGACTCGCGAAGAAATTCTTCTGCCGAGTTGTCTGATCCTTCAGCGTCAACAGAAAGCACTTGAAATCGTACCTCGGTTTCTTACAAATGATGTACAGTGCAAGGATGAAAAGAACGAGAAAGGGCACCATTCTACTTAAGAACGAGATTTTATATTACATTTTACAACACGTGTATCCCCATCTGACCCAATCCTTCGGTGCATCCAAACCCTCGCTCACCTCGAAATCTACTCGAGTCAGAACTTCGGTCGGGTGGCAGCGGACCCTGCCTAAACCCTTCACGGGATCGAGGGTGGGATTCATGTGCTCTTGAAGCGGGGTGAGATCTACGTTGATCTCCCCGCTCGTTTTTCCGTGAGTTCCGTGCCGGAGGGTGTGTTTCAGTTCGCGAGGGCCGTCACCTTGACTGGCGAGAAACGGCGTCCACTCCGTGAACTTCATTTCTTTACACGGCCCCCGTGCCGGTTGCTTCAAACATTGATACTGGAAATCGACCAGTTTTGGGTCCGGCTTGTAATCGTTCGTTTGCGGTGTTGCGCTGTTTAGCCGCACGGAAAAGTGTCTACCGGTTATCGTGTCCGACCATTTCGGTTCGAGCATGGATATCGGGTATGTTTTGCCGGCACCCTCTTCGCCGAGTTCCGTCGCGCCCACGGCTTCGAAATCGCAATCCATGACCTTACCGTTACTCCCGGCGGGTTCCTTGCCCTCCAAAAGATTCGTTTTGTCGCCTGTGATGGACGTCTTGAAATCACCTCCGATCTGCACGCGTTCGTCGCCCTCCCATTTCCACCCCTTCGAACCCGTGACGCATTTATAGAGCTGTTTCCAGTTATCATGATACGACTTGAATTGATGACGGTAATTCAGCGAGGTTCCGGTCCGTTCGTCCCTTTTTTCCTTCACGATGTCGCGATCCACCGAGAATTTTTCGCTTCGAATCTGAAACGAGTTGAGCGCGTCGTTGCCGCAATCCGCCTTAAGAGGGTCCTTGGCGAATAGGTCCGTCCACGCATCCTCGGTGTAACGTGTCCACCGTACATTTTCGTCACTGATGTTATCGATCGCCACCGGGGGGTTCCCCGTGATCGTATAGCTGTCGCGTCCCTTGTTTGGGAGGACCTCGCCCCTGTACGGCCACAGCAACGCGTTCTCAGTTGGACGCCTGCGGTAATACATGCCGCTCGGCCAGTACGGGAGTTGGCCGAGACCGGGTGACCGTTCCTTCCGCGTTTGGAAACTTCTGCTCCGCGGGTCCTGGTATTGTGCAGTTTCTTCCTCTAACTTCTGTTCCATCTCGTCCTGCCACCTTTGGTTCGCCTCCAGTTGAAGCTGGAGAGTCCTCTCATCACGGCCGGCGAAGTAGAGACCCCCGGCCGCCGTACCCGTGACGCAAAGAATCACGAAACACACCAAAGCGATAGCGACGAGCGCCGAGCTCATGTTATAATCTATAAACATTATTTATCGTCGTCACCGACGTGTATCGGAGGCGCCTCCAAAATTTCTATTTCCAAAGTATCTTCCTTGCTTTCCGAAGGCCTGACGTAGGAGATCCGACATTCGTTAGCACGGAGGATCGGCGGTCCCGCCTGTTGCGGCACGACGAGGGGTTTGCAGAGGAGGGCGAACATCATATATATCTCCAGTGTACAAAATAGCCTTATTGATCCTGCGCAAAAGGTTCTTGTTTTCTTCATAGGCCGTTCGAGAACCCTCCGCCACTACCATGTCCGTGGAGATCGCGAGCGAGAGGTACTGCGTGCAATTCTCACGGCAGATCTTGGACCGTCGCGCGACCTCTTCGGGTTTGTCTGAGAAGCAATCCACCACCACGTCCAGAGGTCCGAGGGTTGCGACGAGTTCGTCCATGAGGTTCTCCGAGGATGGAGGGATGAAAGTGAACACCACCCTGGGCTTTTCCTGACATGAGACGTGGTGAGGCGTGGTAACGGCGTTGGGCTTTTCAAGTTTGGTTTCCAGGCACTTGCAGAGACGAAGGAGCGGTTTCGGGGCGATGATACTGATAGACATTCTTTATTAAATGTGCAACTTATTTATATCGGCGCCATCGTCAAATCTAACGTCTACGCCTGGCTCTCAAGCGTTCCACCTCTTGCATCGCAGCCCTTGCCTTTTGCACGCTTTGCTCGATTGCAGCATCAAGCTCTGAGTCTGACAAAAACTCGCAATCATCATTCGTCATGGTATCCAAAGTCACGTCATTACCCGCGATGGGGTGTAACGTGATACGTGCTTCAACACTGGCGTGAAAAGGTTCCTGATTCTGTTCACTCCACTTGGGTTTTGAAATCCTTCTTGATAGTTTTTCCAGTATATTTTTGAGCTTCTCGGCACGTTGTTCAAGATTGGGTTTGCTCTTGGAAGGTCTATATATGATGAAATCCTTCGAGTGAGTCCGAGGGTCATGAAGTGTCATCTTCAAACCATCTTGTCGTTCCAAGTACGCCCCCAACTTGTTGTATATGGACGTGGACGAGAGTCGTTGCCACCTTGAAGGTTCCACGATGCGGCGGATGACTATGTCAAAGTGGTTGACTTCGCCATTGTGTGGATTCACGATTTCGACTGCGTCTGCTTCGATAGCGCATATCATGCCTCTGCTGTCCCAAAATCCGCCCGGCACCACCGGAAGTCTGTAGTTCTCCGGGACTGCAATAAATCGCAACAGGGTTTGGTCCCAGTGTCCAAATTTCTGTCTGTAGGGTGAAAAGACCAATGTGAATGTCCTGTCGCCCAGCTCGCACTTGACGTCTCCATATCTGTTTTTGCACATCTCGAGTAAATCTTCTTTCATCTTCAACCGCTTAGGTACGTGGGCACATATATAGGTAGGCTTCTCATCTTTGACCTTTGAGTATATCGGGATGATAAGGCGGTCGTTGTCGTGTGTCTTGTCTTTCGTGCTAGCGCCCAAGACACGGAATTTCCGTTTGCCATTGCTTCCCGTGCCGGGCATTTTTTCAAAATACGGCTGAAATTCATCGTCAATTTCATGCTCAAATCTGTGAAGAAACACCACCGCACCGCCGACGCATCTTTTGATGTATCTTTCTGCAGGGAGCTGTTCCATGTCTTGTGAGATTTCTTCCCAGATGATTTCTTCCCAATTAGTAGTTTCAATGTTGTGTATCTCGGGATACTCGAGAAGTGGGTCACCGAGGCCGCCGGGTAATTTTGAAATCAGTTTTCCCTTGACACTCTTCAATTTCTCTGGGATGACCCGCACCAGCAGCGAGGCGAAAAGGGTACAAACAAGGTCTTTGCACCTGAATGCTCTGGGAATGCCTCCTTTATCGGGTCTCTCCAGCTTCGTCAAATCGTACTTTTGCAGCAGTTTCTGTGCCAACCGACGGACAAGCCGAATAGCGGGAAACCCTTTTTCGGTCTCATGAGCATGGAAATTGCGCACGAACCGGAGGCTCCTCAGCAGCTTCTCTCGAGTAAGAGATTCGAAAGTCATGTACTCGCATGTCTTATCTTTCATCAGCTGATCTCTGAGGCTGTCGACGATACTTTCCTCATCGTCGGAAAGATCGTCGTCGGAAAGATCTTCCGATTCGTCGCCCGCCACGGGCGGTTCATAGGAGGGTTCATCATCTTCCGATTCCGATTCATCGTCTGACTCTGCGTAAATCCCAGGAGCAGGCCGTGACCTTTTGGACATTCCTGAAAATTGGGGGCGGTGAAATTTTCTCTCAGTTCCGGCGATCACAATTCGGTGCGCGTGGTGCGCGTGAACGCATGATTAAACCCTCGATTTTATATGGAGTTTTCTGGTTTAATTTTGCTCGATTTTCGTACTTTAACTCAACAATTCTTGAGTTAATTTCCCAATGAATGGAAATTTGACGGAGTGTCCGTATTCGTGCCGCGCGCGGTGAAGAATGACGATTCTGGCAAGGATCGTAGCTCTTTAATACTAATAATTTTTTGGCGCGTGTGGCGCGTATAAATTTATTTCTAACCTATTTAAGGGCGATCCGGCAGTACGAGCAGTCATTTTCACTTGCACTCGAAACAAATCCGGCCACTGCACGGAATTTTCATTGACTGGGGAATTAACTCAAGAATAACTCAAGAAAAGGCGGAAATCGCGAAGTCGCTCGAAGTCGCGAAACTGTAACCTGTGCTGGGGCCCACGTGCGCGTCAATTTGTGATTCGGGAAACTAAAAATTTTTCTGCACCCGGTCAAAAATAAATTACTGGTTTATGGGTCATGAATCCTCCGTCTCCTCGTACGCAGCGACCGAACCGCTGAATATTATTCAAGAAGTGGAACATAGGTTCCCCGGCGTTTTCGGAAACAGGGGGTTAGGCGACGCCGATCCCGTGAACCTCCTCGTCAATCGAATCATCAGAGAGAGTCAGGGACGGTCACTCGAGTGGATCTTCTCTGAGATCGAGCGTGCACTGCCCGACGCGCGAAAGGTGGCCGGTGTCATGTTTAGAATGAACGAGCTCGACAGGGAGAGAGCGAAACTCGAACGGGAAATCAAAAAGGTCGAGGAGGAGTGTAACTTTTGGCGCGAAGCAACGCTCAAACTCTCAAAAGAAGTCCCCGCCGACGACGAGACCATGGCACGTTTAGGTTGGACTAAAAAATAAATTTCATTGTTTATTAATAGAATGTTACCGGTGGTTAACTACGCGCGCATGGAGCGGCTAAAGCCCCCTCCTGTCACACCCGTCCCGTTGAACCTTAACACGTTTTGTGTGATATTCATCATGGTATGCATCCTCTGTCTGTACAAACGGTCGGCCAACATCAGCGATAAGCGCAGGCGGTACACGACCCTGGACGGCTACCTGGAGAGTCACTCGACGTAATCGACAATTCCGTATCTGAGACAATCTTTCGGTGAGAGGTAAATATCCCTCTTCATGAGCTTGTTAAACTTCTTCTCCGGTATGGACGTCGAGGAGAGGTACATCTTGCGAAGCATCTTCATCATCTTGTCCGTCGATTTGAGCTCGTGCTTGAGGTCTTGGTAGTTGCCCCACATTTCGGTGGAGAGTTGATGGATCAAGACGTAGGCGTTCTTGCCCATGCGTCGTTCTTTACCCCCGAGGAGCATGAACGTCGCGGCGCTGCAGCAGGATCCTTGTGCGATCGTCACAACCTTCACGCGCGAGGCTTCGAGCACGTTCTTCATTGTCATCCCGGAAAAGATGCACCCGCCGTCGCTCATGATGTGGACGCGGACGGTCGGTTCGAACCCGACGAGCTCGGCTTTCTTCTTCAGTAGTTCGATCTCCAACTTTTTGAATTTATCAACGAAGGTTAACGCGTTTTCCCTGTCCACGTCGCCGTAGAAGAGAATCTCGTTTCCGGTGACCTTGACACATTCCTGGGTTTCTTCTTCAGTTTCTTCTTTCTCGCTCATGCTTGAGAGCTTTCTTTACTCTTGCCACGTCCCTCGACTTTAACCCATTTCCGACGCAGATGTGGTTGACCGTATCAAAATCCTGCGGCGAAATGCCGTATTCGAGGAGGGGTTCTATGTTACCCTTTTCGGCGTAGGTTTTGAGCAGGGTCAGTTCGTCGACGCCTAGTCCCAGGCGACTCTTCTTCTTGATCTCCTCAAATTTCTGTTTCCGCATCCGGTGGTTCCCGAGTTTCGTCCAGCAACTCCCCGGTCGAATCTTGTCCCTGTCGAGCGGTTCGCCGAGCGAATGTTTCGGGACGGTTAGCGCATGAAGGACGAAATATGGCATGAGGTACCACGCGCCCCTGGCGTAGATGTGCGTGTCGTAATAGTCCGCGTCGGAGAAACTCGTCGCCGTTCTGGGAAGGTCGACCCCTTTCGAGTTGACATAGTTCTCTTGGAATATGTCCCACACGTGCCCGTGTTCGCTGATAGAATCGTGTATCGTCAGGGGTCCGGTTTCGCACAGGACGTCGGCGATGAACTCCTTCGGCGTCTTGAAGTCGTCCATGACATCGTACCCTTCCGCGTAGGTGAAGAAGGTTCGTATGTCGCCGCCGCAATTCGCCGCGGCGGCCTCGACCGTGGGCGTGACCTCATCGACCAGCGTCAACAACACCTCGGGTTTGTGTTTGGGGATGAACACGGTCTCGAAATTCGGGTACATGCACATGTTCGTCGTCGTGATCAGGAGGGACCCGCGCGAAACGCGGTCGCCGTCCGATACCTTTTCCACGATGGGCTTGAACACCGGGTCGTAGTCGTCTATGTACACGTGCTTCTTGGAAGGTTTGATGAACGGGAGGAACAGCGATTTACTTTTCATGTGCTCGGATTTGAGTTCCACCGAACTGAACCCCTCGAGCGCCTCTTTCAGGATGAAGCTCTTGCCCACGCCGGTCGAGCCGCATATGAAAACGTTCTTCCCGTCCCGCAGGTGTTTCCGTATGAGCTCGATCTTTTTACCGTGGATGGTTCGGACTTTTTCGTGGGGATTTTTTTCCGGTACAATCTTAATGAAGGAATCCATCGACGACCTTACTAACCAGGCGATAGATTTAGCGTTGGGAAACGACGCACTAAAAAAACGTATCGTAGAACCTTTAAGGCGTAAGATTTTACCATACGTGGCGTGCACGGTCCTTACCAACGTGCTCATGTTTGGGTTGTTGTTGTACCTTGTTCGACGTCTTCATATGATTCCTCTTCCTCCTCGGTAGTCTCCTCTTCCTCTTCTTCTTCCTCTTCCTCTTCCTCTTCCTCTTCGGGTGGTTCGGGTTCGCGCCTTCCCTTATTGAAGAAGCGCTCGAAGGGCGTGTTCATGGTCAAGGATTCGATCACCGGAATCGCGCGGACCCGTAAAATTTCGGGTTTCGTGAACGGCTTGTCGGTTTCGTGTGGGTAATCTTTTTCGAAATTCACCAAGATGTGTTTAGGGATGGGCGGCGATTGCTCGAGCAGACTATCGTACGTCGTCTTGCAATCGTTCACGAACTGCAGTCCCTCCTTGTTGCGTTCCTCGCGAGGCAGGGCGAGCTGAAGCCGGATGTTCCTGCTCAAGTTCCCGTGCCCGAGCGCGGCCGTCCTGTGGTTCTCCATCAATTCCTGAACCTTTAGAAACTGCATAATGGTGGCGATTAACCCTGCGATGAGGTTCAGGCCGCCGATGATCGAAGGCGCCGCGGGTTGAATGCTCGGAGGCAGCGTCGACTGCGCGAAGTTTGCCGTTCCCGTGATCGTGGAGAGCACGATGACCGGGAGATTAAATCGCAGCGACAGCTTCTTGAACATCAAAAAAGCGCGATGGTGCATGAACCTGTAGCAGGCTGCTTGTTCTCCCCACTGACGCAGGATGTTCTCGTGGTGTCGATTCCAAGATGCGGCCATCGCCTTCGGATCGATGGGGATATTTTCTTGTTCCATCTTATATTAAGATGAACATTATTTTCATAGTGCATCTGATCTTCCTCGGGTGGATCCTGGTGACGCCGTTCCTGAACGACCGTAGGCAACTGGAGTTCTATTCGATGGTGATTCCTTTCATATTCTACCACTGGAGTGTCAACGACGATACCTGCGCCTTGACGCAGGCGGAGATGATGGTCACCGGCAAAAACAAGGACGAAACCTTCATGGGAAGAGTCGTAGGACCGATTTACAAGATGGAAGAAAATGATGTTAACAAGATGACCAAAACGCTCTTCTTCGCCCTGTGGGCCTTTGTCGGTTTCCGCCTCGGTCACTTCGAAATGTTCATGGAAGATCTCCGCAAGATCCTTAAATTTAGGCACGCTCGCCCCTGATTCGCCGGGCGAGCTGCATGTCCTTCGGCATGATTGTCACGCGCTTAGCGTGGATGGCGCATAGATTCGTGTCCTCGAAGAGGCCGACGAGGTACGCCTCGGCCGCTTCGTGGAGGGCGAGGACGGCGGAGGACTGGAACCTGAGGTCGGTCTTGAAGTCCTGGGCGATCTCGCGGACGAGCCGCTGGAAAGGGAGCTTGCGGATGAGGAGCTCGGTGGACCTTTGGTACTTGCGGATCTCACGCAGAGCGACAGTGCCGGGCCTGTAGCGGTGGGGTTTCTTGACGCCGCCGGTGCCGGGGGCAGCCTTACGAGCCGCCATGGTGGCGAGCTGCTTGCGTGGAGCCTTGCCCCCGGTGGACTTGCGGGCGGTCTGTTTGGTACGTGCCATCGCGCGGCTGATAATGAGCCTTCGTACGGTCTGCACCGAATTTTATATTTTAAAAATCGAAACGCCCGTGGTTATGGGCCCAGCCCCGCGGGTGAAAACTTCGGTTCAAGCCGAAAAAAATGTTTCAAAAAAAGGACCATAAATCAAAATATGGTCCATATTCGTTGGCGCTAGCTTGTACTCCTTGTACTCGATTCGGCCAATCGTATGGACGCATTTCTTACGTAATTTGATTGGTCGAAGTTTGATTTTGCTCATTTTATTGATTTTTTATCCAATCAAATTACCGGAATACAGGGAGGCCGAGAGGTACGAAAGCGGCCGATCGTATATCAATCTCGAAAAAATAGTAATAAAAACTAAAAACGGCTCGCCATTTTCGCAGGGGAAAAGATTTTGACAGTCTAGATAGTGTATTCGTGATCTGGGCGTTCGTAGGTGTCCCGCACGTTTCCTTTAAGTTCGACGTCGGTCGCGAATATAATCACACCGACTCCCTCAATCAACGCTTAGAGATTACGACAGTGATGTAGTCATGTACAGAACGCCGGTCATCGTCACGACTGGAGTATCGATCGTATTCTTATTCAGTACAAGGATATACGAATGGTACCTCACGTATCAATATAGGCTGATCGAAATATACTACGAGTACGAAGAGAGAATGGCTATTCTCACCTCAAAACACGACGGTATAATGCAAATGATTCAGACAAAACGAGAAATCAGAGACACGTTTCTAAAAGTATTACGAGCCCCCTTTGTACTCATAGGCGCGGTAAGTGGTGTAGTAGAGAAGGGGGCGTCGACAGTAGAAAACGTTTTCGTGATCGTACAGACTGGGGTACGATGCATGAACGAGTTCATCCCTTATCTGCTATTATTACTGGTGATCATGGAAATCACTCGTAGGCTAAGAAAAATTTCGCCCTTAAATACTATATGAAGAATAAGACAAAGATCCAATTGCTCTCGATCGTCGTCGTCGCCATGATTTTCGTCGTCGCGTACCTATGGTCAAATCCTCAGGTTGTCACGCACGTCGTCACGAAAAGACATCGCGAAGTACCAATCGCTCGCGCGCAGGAACCTGAATTCAGAGGTCCGCCTCTGAGACAGTATAAGCCAGGGTACTTTCACCAAATGGGACTTCTGACGTCTGATTCCGGAGAGACTCTTCCGCTGTATGGAAAAGAGGTTACCGGTCGACGCGACAGGTTTCACTTCTACACGACCACCGGCACTGATAACCTTTACCCAGTTCCGCTGAGTCACGGCGATCGCGATTGTATGGACGACGTTGGGTGTGGAGAATTTTTCGGAAATGAAGCCGTCTCAGTCACTGGTAAGACGGATCCATTCACGGTCAACATGTATCGCACGGATAGCTTTACTTACGTTTAAGGTGAAGACGTTGAATGGTCTTACTCAATTTTTGACGCGTGGCGTTAAAGCTCACGGACTTGATCGCCCCGTTCACCTTCGTTTTAGGCTTCTTCTTCGAGGTGGCGATTTGTGCGACTTTTTTGAGCATCAGTTTGCTGTTCAGTAACATCCTATTCGCCGTCATCTTCTTCAGGTTCTTGCGCGCCATTTTTTACTTTTTATTGAGATTTTATTCTGCCTGGGCATCCGCTGGCGGCGTATCCTTAACGCGCCTCTGCACGTCCTTGACTATCCGACTCGTGGATGAACTGCAACAACTGATAGAGCAGCAGCAGGCGAGCAACACTGGCGGGCTTTTGAAAGGCATTTTCATGATCATGTACGCACAGATCATGAGGCAAACGACCGTAGCGACGTACCCTCCGAGTTCCCGGTCACTGAGTGGCTCTTCAGAATTTGGTAGGAGGTTGGCGAAGGGGAGACCGGCGGAAACGGAGCCGGAAAGGGTCGTCAGCATAGTCATAGGAAACGTGATGATATCCATAGTTACTAATACGTCACAAAATTTTTCCCCTGATAAATTCATTTTCAACTTTCGAACGGCTCATTATTTCCCGCGCGGCGGCACGATGACCACCAACTTTCAACATGTACGATGTCTGCAGGAGCTTGTCGACAAGAACTGCCAGAACATCTCCGAAGGTGATTACCTCGCCATCTGCAACCTCATGAAGAAGATCTACACGTACGAGGAAAAGGCGACCTGGGAGACGTGGTCGGTCTGCATGCGTCAGGCGGAACACGACATGCAGACGAGCTCGTGTCGATCGGGGTTCGATCCCGAGACGAACTCCGAACACGAAGCAAAACTGCGAAAATACGAGATGAGGCGGCGAAAATATGTGAAAAAACTTGAGCACGCCGGGTTTGAGGTTCCAGTTTTTGTCCATTACGATATGGAGGAGAAGCAGCTACACGTCATGTACCCGGAATACGTATCCGACTCCGACTCCGACTCCGACTCCGAGAGCGACGCCGACGATTAGCACACCGTAGTTTTCAGGCGTTGAATGATAGCTTTATTCTTCGCCACGGCCCTGTCGAACCAACCCTTCTTCTTGTATTTTCGCACCTTACCGCGAACGTTCGTGAACTCCAAAGTCGAGGAGTTCCCTCGCGGCACTGACCTGCCGCATATCGTATTCTTGAGACGCTCGATCTCTTTCTCGTTCCTCGCCACAGCCTTGTCGTACCAAACCTTTTTCTTGTATTGGCGCTCTTTGCCGTGGATGTTTCTCAGCATCAACGGCGGAGTTCTCGGCGGACTTACTCGTACCGGCGAAGTTCTCGGTGGACTTACTCGTACTCGGACGGGGTCCGTCAACAGCCCCACCCGGAAAGTCTTTCTTCCCCTCCTGTATAAGTTTGCGAGTTCTTTCTTTTCCGCATTTGAGAACTCTGCCCTGTTCGGGCTGATCGCGGCCAGTTCTTTTCTCAATCTGTTCTCATCCGCGGCCAGTCGTTTTCTCTTTCTGTTCCGATCATCCGCGGCCAGTCGTTTTATAAGTTCTCCTTCTAACTTCTCCAACCGTTGTATGTTTTCGGCGAGTTTCATTTTCTTTCTCTTTTTTTCCGCTTCGATTTCTGCGATCGTTTTGCCACGTTTTCCAAATTTACGCAAAATTCGTCTCTGTTGTTGAATGCCGACCATATAATATTACCTTGAAAAAAATATTGAACTACTATATAAAAAATGGCCGCCGTCGTCATTTTCCTGTGCTGCTGTTCCATGATGCTCTCATCAAGCGCAGGCGGAGCATTTTTCGCCGGTGTGATCCCCGGCACCGCTCCCCACTTCTCGAAGCTCAGGGGTCTAAAAGAGCACAGGGAGTACATCGACATGGCGAACGAACTTCGGCTCCTGAACGCGGAGATCCCCACCGAGGCAGAACTCTCCGACACTGAAGACCTCAGCGTGAAGAACAAACTCACCCAGACCTTCATAAAAATCCAGGAAATCAGTCCGAAGTTTTGTGACTTACACAACACTCTAAAAGAGACCAGCACGACGCGAGCCCAAGCGTTGAGCGAGCACTACGATTTCGGCGATGAAATCCTAACCCTCGGCGGAATGAAAGATTGGGGTGAATACGAGCGGGAATATTTGAAACCGACGGAAGAGATGAAGGCGAAGTTCGAGGGCAAGATGTGTGAGGGCGAACCGTGCGTGCCATTCGAAAAAATGGACAATGCATTTAGCGCTAACGACGAGTCGTGTACAAACTTAAAAGACATGCTCGAACAGAGCCCCGAAGAACTCGCCGATCAGATCATCAACGAAATTCAATCCCGAACTTCCTTGACATGAGTTTCTCCGCGCCCTTGATCGTCGGTTCGCTCCAGAGGTACCATCGACTCCAAAAACCTGCGGTATCGATTCCGCCGATACCCCAGGTTTCTCCCGCTTTTTTCGCACCGTGCCTGAGCAGGTACGCCTTTTTACGTGAAGGATTCTTGTGTTTGGTAAAGTCGCTATAGCCACGAGCACCAAAATCAACAAACCTGCCGTCTTCTAACGTCGCTCGAAACTTCTTACGAGGGTTCGGGCTCCGACGAATCTTGACGCGCATACTTATAATACGCTTCTAAAATATTTTCTCACATGCAGGACTTGCACCCGTAGGCTTCCTTCTTGGCGACGACGGGCATCCAGAAAGGTCGCTCGGCGCCGCGCTTCACCCTATACAGGTGATCGTACATGTGGAGAAGGGCGACGGTCAGCGCGAGGGACGAGACCACCATACCCTTGACCTTGCGCGCGGTCCAAGCGTACACGACGATGATCGCGACGATCACCATCTGGACGACGGTCAGCGCGGGGAACGTGGGAGTGAAGCGAGACGCGAGGTCCTTCTTCTCGGGGGTCTTCTCGGGCTCGAGGGGTTCGGTGTAACCGGGCATTTATTATGTACCTAGAAAATAATGTGGTGGCTCGGTGTTCCAGCCCTGATGGTCTTGTACGATTGGGCGAAACTTCCAATCGACACGTTGTACTTCCAGAAATGGAGGCGGCCTCTGACCGGTATCGCCAACACGTTCAGGGATGTGGTGCACGCGGGATCGCAGTGTCGGGTGGCGGACTTCCCCGGCCTGATGCTGATACGTCTCCATTTCGAGAGGATCAGAGACGAGTTCGAGGCCGTGCACCCGACGCTGGAGAAGAAGTACTACCACGACGTGAGCCCGTGGTTCGATACGAACTGGGACTATTACCTTTACCGGGCGAAAGATTTCCCTCTCCTTCACGGCCTGATCAAACAGATTCCGTGCGTGAACCCCGAGACGGCCGCGTTCGCCGTGAGCGATGCGCCCATGCGTCTCCACGCGCACCGCGCGGAATCCAACCGTCTCCTGAGATATCACATCACCATCAAGAGCGGCGGCGGGTGCGTGCTCTACACGGAGAAAGGGTCCCACGCGCACGAAGAAGGCGAGGAATTTCTGTTCGATCACTCGAGGTACCACGAACTCGTCAAGGAAGGAGCCGGCACGCGGGTCGTGTTGATTTTGGATGTCAACCGCAGGTGATTAATTTTCTCATCGATTGATATATGATCGGCGACGTACACAGGGCAACCTTCAACGGACACGAAGGGTACTATAACCCTCGCACAGGTCGCGTGCGGTTCGGAAAGTTGATCTACCCATCCATCGAGGTGGCGATAAAATTTCTTAAGAAGAAGTAGATGATTCAGTCCACCCTGTTCGTCGTCGCGCTGTCGTACCTGCTGAAGCACATACGTAACCGGTCGAATTTTAAAAAAGAACTGATCATACCGGCCATCGCCTTCCTGTGTACCAAGTACGTCTTCGGCGATTGGGACAAGGGGTACACGTGGACCCCTTCGGACATGCTCTTCGCCGCCTACGTTCTCGCCGTGTCGTACTTCACCGTGACGATTAAAATCTGAGCACAGAGTAGTAAGAGATGATCGCCCTGGTAGCGGTCGTGATGGCGTCGTCGTGCATGACCTCGTCCGCCGTGTACGCCGCCGTGAAAGCCAAGAAACACATGGATGAGAAGGAGAAGGACGCGCGCGACGCGAGGAAGCGAGCCCGTCAGGAGAGGGCGGAGGCCGGGGAGAGAGCCTCGAAGGATGCGAACGAAGCCGCCGAAGCCGAAAGAGCCGAAAGAGCCGAGAGGAAGGAAGCCGAAGCCGAGGCCGACCGTCAGAGGAAGGAAGCCGAAGCCGAGGCCGACCGTAAGAGGAAGGAAGCCGAACGTATCGAGAAAGAATCCTCCGAGTGGGCGACGATGCTTAATAACTTCATGGTGGCGCAGGAGGCACAAAACCGTTTCAAAGGAGATTTAACCAAACACGTGAATAGTGGACTTGCTGGAGTCCCGGGAGAACTTGTGCCACGCGTTCTCGAAAAATTGAAAAAGCGAACGTCCTCTAAATTGCAGTACTGCAAAGATTCCAAAGTCCCGCGCTTCAACCAGGACCTCGTGTTTAACCAGGACTCTCTTATTGATTTGCACGAACGTGGGGTTATCCCATTTGATGAAAAAATGTGGGATAATTTTTTTGGTGGTTCAGCTTTAGAAATAACAAATTGTTACGAGAACAAAACCAAGGGCATGCCGGATTTTTTTGACTTGGATAATTGTAAGCGAAACAAGCATCTCGAATATATGCGCAACTGCGGTGGACCGGATTTGTTTACGTGTCCGTGCTCGAGCGACCCTAACCCTAACCCTAAACCCAAAAACGCACATTTCTACAAAAAATGCAATTTTCGAGGTACACAAGATGAAATCGTGGTTAAACCTGGGAGTGGTGATTGGCGGAGTAGCTTGGGGGGGGAATTTGTACAGGGAATTAAATCTATCATCATACCAGATGGGATTGTTGTCAAATTTTATGTTGAAGACGGCAAGAAGAAGGAACTTATAAAAGAGGTGAAAGGTCCATGGTCTCAGGCTTGTACAGACAAATTTGTGAAAGTAAATTTGATAGTGACAGAAAATCTTAAATAATACTAAGGATGCCGCTCACCGATGCCCAGATCCGTCGTAAGGTTGCCAAACTGCGTCAAACTCAGGGGAAGATCTACGCTCCACTCAAGTACTTCAGGGGGCTCTCCACAGTCGGCGAAGTCGAGACGCGATACAAAAAGATGCTTCGCAGGAATTACCGACGATTCAAGACGGACGAGGGACGACCGACAAAAACTTCCTCCTACACCCAGAAGTTTAGAAAGAGATACGGCCCGCAGGTCAGGTCTTTGCCTCAGATTTCTAAGGCTACTGGCATACCTCTGAGAACGCTGAAGACGGTGCACGACAGAGGACTGGCCGCGTGGAGAACCGGGCATCGTCCGGGAGCCTCTCCGCAGGCGTGGGCGTTCGCGCGCGTACACAGTTTCGTCGTGAAGGGAAAAACGTATTACACTGCAAATAAAAACTTGACCTCTACATCGCGTTAAGAGCCTGGATCATCTGGTTCGACGTCATCATCGCCTGTGAATTCAGACCCTGCTTCATATCCTTGCGGGTCTTGAAGAGGGATAACTCGAGTTCGGCGATATCGAGTCGAGGGATGATGAGCTTGACCATCATCCAGTTCGGCACGATGAACACTCGAGTCACTCCGTGCTTGTTGAAGTTGAAGAGAACGTGAATGCCGTTGTCTTCTTCTTTTGTTATGTACATCTCCGCGTACCGAACTCCATCGAAGATGAAGCTGCCGGCGGATTTCTTCAGTTCAACCCCGGTCCCGTCCCCTGCTATGGCATCTTTGTGTCGACCGCGGGCGTCTTTCCATCCGAGAATATTACACATGTCCTTCTCGTAAGAGTTCTTCTTCGAGAGGAGTCTGGATTCCTCAATCTCCGAGATTGATAACGCTATCTCGTTCACCAGGTTTTGGTCCAGAACCCAGTCATAGATAGTCGTCTTACCGATAGTATGTTCCATGCTTCTTCTCATCATATTGACGCCTTCAATCTTTATGCCTCTTCCCAGTTCAGCCAGGTGTTGAGACGACTTGCGAAATCCCGAGAGTCTTTTGACTTGCGGGCCATCTCATCGACCAAATCATCCACCTCTTCGGAGCTCCATGTCGGGAATTTTTGCCTGAGTTTGTCCCTCGCGTAAACGCGCTGTTCCGGGTCCGGCGTCCACACCCTGTACTTCTTGGGGATGAAGTCGATGACCTTGTACTGCCTTCTGCCGGGTGCTGGGCGAGTCCACATGAGCTTCTTTTCGGCCTTCTCGTGCACGAACCTGTCCGCGTGTTCCTCGATGCAATCGCCGTCGATGATATCGATCCTATCGTTGTCGAGGACCAGATCTTTTTCGGTGACGAGGCTCCAAGCTTCGTCAGGGATAGACGCGCACGGCTTGCTCTTCCAACCCCTGTACCACCACTCGATCTGGAACGATCCGTTGGGCAAGCATTCGATGATCCTGGCGAGTTCGCACTTGTCAGAAAGACCCTCGGTGTTCACCCAAACGAAATCCCCTACCCTGAAGTCGACCCTGGGGGTGTTGGGCTCCGTGTGGTAATCCCGCTCCTCCAGAGTGAACGGGTCTGGGGTCATACCCGGAGGGGGTGCGAGCCTGGCGATCGGGACGTTGTCGATCCAATCCTTGAAGATTTGGGCCCTCGAGATGCAGGAACTTGGATGGTTCGCGTCGAGTCCGGGTGTCTCAATCAGTGTGTTCCATCGAGTATGCAAGTCACCGTGTTTGTTCCTGTCCAGCATGTCATATAGGAAATCAGTCACCTGTTCCGCGGTGTAATCATCGCCGGCCAACATGATAGCCTGTACGGTCGCGAGGACATAGCTGGGGTACTTCATGTTCGTCTTCTTCATCCGCACGATCCGCATGAGTTCTTCGAATCGCTCGGTGAGCATCTCGGCGTCGATGGGTTTGCCGTGGTAGGACTTGCAGAGTTCGTCGTTTTTCTTCCACGTTAACTTCCTGCCGTAAAGGACCTGACCGTTGTGGAAGTTCGACAGCACGATGAGGGTCCAGCTAAGCGAGGTCTGGCGTTTATCGGATTTAAGGCCGAAGACGCGGCTGACGTTTTTCAGGTCATCATGGTACCTGTCCGAGAGATCACACGCCAATTTGCACATCGGCGCGACTTTATCCATGTTTCGGACGAATTCGCCGTGGGACAGCTTTTCTTGGTACTTATTCGATTCGATGCAAAGCTCACATTCCTGTTCGTCGGTCAGGCCGATGTAGCTGTGCAGGGTGATCTCTTCCTGTTCGAATCTTTCTCGATCTTCCGCGCACCATTCGCTGAACTTGCGCAATCGTTGTGTTCTCGGTCCGGTGACTTTCAGCTCATCGGCCATGAACCTGAGAATCGCGCGGATGCGCTGGCCGCCGATTATGTACTTGAACGTTATGCCGTCTTTCGAAGTCGTCGCCACATGGCCGATATCTATTCCCTTGACTATGGATCTGATCACTGCCTCGGCTGCCTGATCGTCATAGATCGTGTCGTCGCGGGAAATATCGTGCGCCATGTAGCGCTGCGCGTCCCGCAGGTCGCGGATGCGCAGGGTACATATTCTGCGGTGAGTTTTGAAATTGGACATGTTGTCAAAATTCCAGGATTCGTCTTCGCTTAGGTTTACAAATTTTGAAAAAACTTTTTTCCACGGTCCTCCGAAAAGTCACGG